GAGGAATCAGTAAACAGAGGCAAGCCGTTAGAACTTTATATGCTGCCATCCCAATACATGGCAATCAAAGTAGATATTGAGCAGTTCCCCCCAAAGAAGGTAGCCTATCAACTTTACTACGGGCAGTATATCCCTTTCAATACTATTGAGATTCTGCATGATAAATACTTCAACCCCGAATGGAATGCGACCGGAGGGCAGTTGTACGGATTATCACCGCTACGTGCTGCATCTAAGGTACTGACACGTTCCAATGCAAGCAAGGAGGCATCCGTAGCGATGTTCGATAACATGGGGCCGTTAGGGGTTTTATACATGGATGACCAACGTTTCGACCCTTTATCCGGCAGCGAACAAGCACAGGCACTAAAGATGCAAATATCAGCGAATACAGGGGCCGCAAAGCACGGCAGCGCAGCCGTATCTGGTTATAAAGTAGGATGGGCGCAGATAGGGTTACCTGCAAAGGACTTGCAACTGATTGAAGCGGAGAAATGGGATAAAGAGGCCCTATGCTCAATCTATGGCGTACCTCCGGTGTTACTGGGTAATACGGATGCTGCAACGTACAACAACATGAAGGAAGCGGAGAAATCCTTAACCATTCGGGCGGTGTTACCGGAACTTACTGCTATAAGAGATAACATCAACCGCAAGATGCAGACTGATTGGGGTTACAAGGGTAGCGATATATTCGTGGACTTTGACATGAGCATCTACTCCGAACTCGAAGCAAACAGGGCAGAGCAATCTACCTGGTTAAATACTGCATGGTGGCTGACACCCGAGCAGAAACTAAAGATACAAGGACTTGCACCCGATCCGAATGTACCGATTGAAGATTATCAAAAGTTGTATATTCCGCAAGGTTTGACACCCGTTGATGATTTCACTAACCTGCCTATTGATGTACCGCCAACTTTATAACGCATATCGCAAACGATACAGGGTACTTATCAAGCGTGAGTTGGATAAGCAGACCAAGCAAATACTTAATGGCGAGCAGCCAAGTAAGGAAGGGCTAAAAAACACACTACGTAATCTTCAACAGGGTGCAAGTAAGGCAATGGCGAAGCACTCATACACCAAAATACGCAAGTCGGCAGGTATCAAGGATTCCATGACACCTGAACAGAAATGGGCAGACATCATGAGAATACTTATTGAGAAATCATTAGAAAAACTTGTCGATGACATTACAGAAACAACAAAGGAAAAAGTAAGGCAAGCACTAATAAAGGGAGTACAGGAGAATTGGGATTTACGAAAGATTATTCAAGAGATAGAGAAAGCAGGGGTAAACGCATATCGTGCAGAATTAATTGCACGTACCGAAACTACTAAAGCAGCTAATCAAGGTTCATTACTTGGGGCAGTATCAACCGGATTGCAATCTGTTAAAGAATGGATAGCAATATTAGATGATAGAACACGTAGAACCCCTCGTGATATGTTTGACCATTTTACTATGGATGGTAAGCAAGTGCCGATTGATGAATTGTTTACCGTTACCGGAAGTGAATCTACTGCATCAATGGAATACCCCGGAGATCCAAGCGGAGGGTTAGGTAATATTTGTAATTGCAGGTGTACGATAGGATTCGAGGCACTAAGAGATGCAAACGATAAACCGATACCAATACAAGGTGGATTACGTGGCGCAGCCGGGGAGATGTGGAACCTATGGAATAACCCCGTATTTTTGCAAGTAAACAGAGGAGTATATGAAGCATTACCAGGTTAAAGATATTAGCAACGGCATAGAGGATATGGATGTGCGTTCACGTAACGTGAAAACCGTATGGGCTATGTGCGGCAATGTTGATTTAGATAACGATGTGATTGTACCGGAAGCATTTACAAAGACTATACAGGAACGTGGGCCGCTTGGAAAGAATCTGATTTGGTCATTGGTTGACCATAAAAGTTCAATGAAGTACGCACTCGGCAAGCCGAAAGAATTATACGTGGAAGGGAATGCACTCATAGCCGTTACTGAAATTATAGAAACGGAAATGGGTGAAGATATGCTGAAACTTTATGAGGCTAATCTAATCAATCAACACTCAATCGGTTTTAGTACTATCAAATCCGAAATGGATAATTCTACTGGCATCCGCACAATCAAAGAGTTGATGCTCTATGAAGGTAGTGCGGTACTATGGGCAGCCAACCCCGAAACGCCTACGTTAGCAATGTATAAAGGGATGGAGCAAGCCGAGGTACAGGAAACGCTTAACGGTAGATTAGAAAAGCTACTAAAGGCGTTCAAGCATGGCACATTTACAGATGAAACTTTCTCTTTATTAGAGATAGAAATAAAACAAATACAGAAAGCAATTTCAGACATTACCACTCAACCCGCAGCGAAAGCAGTCGAGCCGGATACGAATGCAATAGTATTTGAAGCACTCAAACAATTTAATCACTCGTTAAAATCATTAAAATGACAAACGAACAAATCGCTGCGGAGGTAAAATCCATTGGAGATAATCTTACGCAAGTATTGGCAAATTCTGCCAACGCAAAAACTGATGCGGCTGATGCCAAATTAGTAGTTACCGAACTTAAAAGCAAATTAGATTCAGTAGTTACACCTGCTGACCTTGCCGAGTTCAAAGGAGTTATGCAAAATCAATTTGATGCCCTTACCACTAAGGTAAAAGCCGGCAATCCTGAGTCTGCAAAGAGTTTCAACGAAGTATTATCCGAGAAATTGGAAGGCCGTAACATCGAAGCCGAAATCAAAAAGAACGGTCGAGTTCTGATTGAGATGCCCGAGGTAAAGACTATCACTTTGGCCACTAACCTTTCCGGTGATTCAGTTGCTACTTACAATAGCCGCCAAGCTACCCAACCTGCGCAGTTGGTAAATATGCGTGATTTCGTTCCAACCGTTCAAAGCCCTACAGGTTTGTATGTAACTTACCGTGAGGCTACTGGTAATGCGAACAACATCGCTGCACAACTTGAAGGTTCACTAAAGCAAGAGAACAACTATTCTCTGACCGAGGTTAAGACTGTAAATCAGTTTATTGCCGGATTCAGCAAGTTTAGCCGCCAGATGCTTGCATCTTTGCCATTCATGAGCCAAACGCTTCCACGTTTGTTAACTCGTGATTTCTTTAAGGCAGAGAATGCATCTTTCTTCTCAAGCGTATCAGGTGCTTCAACTGGTGTAACTACCACTTCTGCATCTACCAACCTCGGAGATTTGATTCAGTTGATTGGTAATCAGCGTGCTGCTGATTTCAGTCCTTCTGTAATCTTCGTGAGCAATGCTACTTATAGCACTTTGCTCATTGAATCTTTCACCAATGGTTACTACCTTGGTGCAGGTTCTTTGGGTATCGGTGCAAATGGTGCTTTGAATCTTGTTGGCGTGCCTATCGTGGGTGTGAACTGGATTCCTACCAACCGTGCTTTGGTACTTGACAACTCATTTATTGAGCGTGTAGAGGTGAACGGTTTGAACATTGAGTTATCTTACGAAGATCAAAACAACTTCGTAACTAACATGGTTACTGCAAGAATCGAATGTTATGAGGCTATCAACTTGATGCTTCCTAACTCTTCTATTTACGCTACTATCTAAATTTAGTGGGGAGGGGTAAAACTCTCCCCATTATTTTTTCCCCATGAAACATATTTCTAAGCGTGAGCGAAAACACCCCACCAAAAAGACTACGCATATTGTGGCACGTACAGAGTTACTTGCCAATGGCAAAATCTGGGTCAGAATGGAACGCCCACAACATCAACAAATGGTTGATGAGCAGAGGCCACCGGGTAAAGGTGATGACCTCAAAGATGAATAATGAGAATTACGAATACGATGGAATACACGTATTCAATAGAAGCAATGATTGGTACTTCCATCACGAATGGGCTGATATAATCTTCACACAATTAGATTTCGCAGGCGATGTGGCTATTGACTGCAAAAGCACAAAGAAACCTGCCGTTTGGTTTGCGCATAATACTTTCATGTATTCATCCGTAAGGACACACAGGGAGTTGAATGTAGTGTACAATTCGTACTGGAATAGCGAGGAATGCAAGTATGCTAATAACGGTTTCGTATTGCAGCCACCGGTTGACATCAACCATTACAGGGGTGAGAAGGGAGATAAGATTACCCTAATTAATCTCAATCATAATAAAGGTGCTGAAATGTTCTACCGCATTGCCGAAGCGATGCCGGACAGGCAATTTTTAGCTATACAGGGCGGGTACGGGCAGCAGATATACAAAGAGTTACCCAATGTTGAATACATGGCTAATCAATCAGATATACGAATCGCATATCGCAAAACGAGAATACTACTAATGCCATCGCACTATGAATCATGGGGGCGCACGGCTACTGAAGCAATGGCATCGGGTATTCCGGTTATTTGTACCGACTTGCCCGGATTACGTGAGAATTGTGGGGATGCTGCAACGTACTGCAAACAGGATAGATTAGATGAGTGGGTGGCGGCCATACGAAATGTGGAGGAAAACTACGAAATTTGCAGTAATAAGGCATACGATAGGGCAAATGAATTGCAGCCGGAAAACAATCTAATAAACTTCGAACAATGGGTAACTACTCTTACATTATAGATTCTAACATCACGGAGGTAAGCTATGCCGAACCGGTAACGCTTGCAGAGGCGAAGTTATACATTCGTGTTTCGCATACCTCCGAAGATGCGCAAATATCCGAAATGATACGAAGCGCACGAATGATAATTGAGAAAGCCACAGGGCTATCCCTTATCACTAAGCAGGCCGAGGTATGGTTCTGCAACAAAGGTGCATGGTTTCAATTCCCACACGGCCCGATAACTTCATCCATTACTTTGTATGATGTAACCACAGGCACAGAATTAACCGATAAGACTATCATGGGCGGCAAGCATCCGGTAATTACCTTCCCTGCTATTGATAAAATGCGGGCGGTGTATAATGTGGGATTCACGGCATTACCTAATCCTTTGAAAACGGCTATACTTGACCAGGTGAATCACTTGTATGAGAATAGGGGGGCGTTCGATGAAACGATGGGTGTATGCCAAAAGGCGTGGAGAACGTGCCAAATGTACTCTAAAACTTCGCCAATCCTATGAGAATAAAAGGAAATAGCCCAAAGTTTCTATCGGCTGAATTACTTATTGAGCCGATGGTATTAATGGTGCCTACTACCACAACCGATAGTGAGGGGGGCTACACGGTTACCTATGCGGCAGGAAGTACGATATGGGGAATGTATGTACCATTAGGGCAAGACCGACAATTATTATCAGCGGAGGTAACTTTCACCGATTCGGCAAGGATTTACATCCGCTACCCCCTCACTTTCGACAATACGTATAAAATACAGATTAATGGGTTTGATTATACAATCCATTCGATAACTGATATTGAGAATAGAAAAGAATATTACGAAATAACAATATTTAGATAATGGCTAAGGTAGAACTCGACTTATTGGGTGGCAAGGCGGTGAGGCGAATGTTTGCAATAGCAGCCGAAAAGGTAGGCCCGCAACTTGCAAAGGAAATGAATGCCTCTGCTTTAACGATTGAGAAAGATGCAAAGCGGTTAGCACCTGCGAACTTTGGGAAGTTACGCCAATCCATAAAGCATAATATCGGTGAGCCGTTAATGAAATCGGTGTATTCTGAATTAGGTTACGCACCCTATGTAGAGTTTGGCACGAAATCTAAGGCAATGACAAACCCGATTCATAAAGGGTTTTCAGCATATGCCGCACAATTTAAGGGGAAGGGTGAGGGTGATTATGGAGATTTGATATTATCACTTCTTCATTATGTAAAGCGTAAAAAGTTAGCCGGAACATACAAAGTAAAATCAAAGCGAAGGGTAGGGAATGCTAATCAAAGGTTAGATGAGGATTTGAGAGTGGCAGAACGCATGGCATACTTTATACTGAAAAATGGCATTAAGCCACAACCTTTTCTTATACCTGCCTACCTCAATGAAAAGCCGAAACTTATTAAACGAATAGTAGAATTATTGAAGTTCAAATGATAATGAAAAACCCCGCCATAGAGATAAAGAAGTGGTTAGTTGCCCGCCTACAGGCATACGCCTACATTGATGTGTACGATGGCATGACCCCAACGGATGCAGATGGGGAGTATATTGTTATCAGTTCGCGAACTGCGAACCAGGGCGAAGGAAAAGATTGTTTCCAATTTGAGGTATCGGCTAATGTGGATATAGTAACTAAGGGCAGTAACTTTGGATTCAAGAGGGCAGAGCAAATAGCCGAACTTGTTGTGGGCGGTATCAATTCAGATACGGTAGTAACCTTACCTGTAGGTTGGGATTGTAAAAACGTGGTATGTGAATCCATCAACAACTTAGAGGACTTAGACCCCTTTGAGAACACTTTTCGTGTAATAATTCGTTATACCTTTGTAATCACTCAAACAATATAAAATGGCATACACTTTCGTAAACGGCAGAGATATAATTCTGCAAATTGACTGGGATAATAATTCTACGTTTCTCCCTGTGGCGTGTTTAACCTCTGTATCAATGGATGTAAAAAGAGATGCCATTGATGCTGATTCTAAATGTGGCGACCAACAATTACCTGGTGATAGCGTTATGCAGACTATTTCGGTTAGCGGTAATGCGATTGACCAAACAGGTACAATTGACAAAGAAAGCTACGAGCGCTTGTATTCTTTGGTAGGTAGCAAGGCGGTAGTTGCTGCAAAGTTCGGCCCTGCATCTCCTGTATCGGGCGACATCGTTTACACAGGTAATATATTTGTTACCTCTATAAAATTGGATGCAAAGGATAAAGACTTGATGAAGTTTGATGCAGAGTTTGGTGTGCAAAGTGCGCCAATGACCCAAACTAAAACGTACTAATTTATGACACCATACGAACTACAGATTTCGGGGGGTGTTGTTAAATTGGAATGGGGTACTTGGGCGATGCACCGCTACTGCGAACTGAATGGGGATATTCCTATCAGCAAGTTGTTAAGCCTATACAATGGGGAGGTGTTTTCCTTTAAGCATATTATAACAATGGTGCAGGCGGCAAGTGAGAGCGCAGGGCAAGTGATAGATGATAGGACTGCTGCAAGGTACATAGATGAAGCGGGCGGTGCGAATGGTAAGGCGGTGAATGAGTTTATCCACTACACTATAAAGTGTATGACACCGGATGTACCAACGGATGAAAAGCCACAGGAAGAAAAAAAAAGTTAAGGGAAAAGACTTGGGATGAGATACTTGTTCTCGCCATTGAAGCCGGAATGACCATCGAAGGTTTTTGGAGGGCTACATGGCGAGAATTTTTGCTTTATAGGAAAGGATACGAAGCAAAGCAGTTAGCCGAATGGCAGCGTACACGAATGATAGCGTATATTATTTATTGTACTAATACCGAATCCGGCAAGCGAAAAGATATAGCAGAGTTCTTACCTTTGTCAACAGATGAGCAACCGGATCGGGGAGAGAGATTAACACAGGAACAATTTATAGAGAACATGAAGAAACTTAGTCAAGCAATATAAGATGGCAGAAGAGAAACTCCGGATAACAATCACCGCCGATAACAAGGATGCGCTTGCAAAGTTTAATCAGACTATTGCAGGGTTGGATGGCATTAGTTCGGCAAGCGGTAAGGCGGGTGGGGCAACTGCTAAACTCGGTACCAACTTCACAGGACTATCACGGGTTATTCAGGATTTGCCTTATGGATTTAATGCTATATCTAACAACCTTACTCAATTACTTCCTGCAGCCGGGGCAGCAGGGTTGGCTTTTAGTGGTATTGTAGCTGCGTTAACTCTTGCTCAGATAGGGTTCGGAGCGTGGACAAGAGGCATTGGTGGGGCTTCACAAGCAACACAAGAAGCAGCCAAAGCTAATGAAGAATATATAGGTGGATTAGCAAAAGAAATTACCCAACTACAATTACTTTTTAGAGCAGCTACAAATGCAAATGTGCCTATGGAGGCACGTTTAGATGCAGTAAAAAAAATGCGTGATGAGTACGGAGAATACCTAAAAAACTTTACGGATGAAGAAATAATGGCAGGTAAGGCAGGAGATGCATATAGAGGGTTAGCAACGGCAATATCAATGGCAGCAAAAGCAAGGGCAGCATCTTCAATGATTGAAAAGGCTTATCTCGAAAAAATAACATTAGAACAAGAAATTGCGAATAAAGAAAAGCAAAAAAATATTGATTTATCAAATGTAAAAGGTGCAGGTGTATTAATAGGGCAAGGTGGTAGTGGATTAGGTACTGGTCAAGGTAAGGTATTATCAATTGAAGAAAGAAAATTAATAATTAACAATAAATTTAACGATAGCGTTGCAAATACAAGAGTAAAAATATTTGAATTAGACCAACAGATAAATTCATTAGGAGAAACTTACGAAAAAAGTCTTATGAAGCCTATGAAGGCTATGAAAGAACTTAAAGATAAGCCTGCTGCAGATAGTCCTAAAATAGATGGAAACTTTGAGAACTACATGAACAACATGAAGGCATTGCTGCCTATTCTTGATAGGTTCAATGCAAGCGATGCTTTTCAAACTTTATTCTTAGGCAAGGCAAAACCAATCCCACTTGCCCCACAACGTAACACAGGCACACAGGATTTGCAGAACTTACAATTACAAGTAACTGCGAATAATACGCTTAACAATGCGCTTGCTATAAGGAACTCGGAACAAATGCAGTACGAAGAGCAATTAAGAGAATCGAAAGCGGCTGCACTTACAAATACTTTAATGAATAGCGTAACCGGGTTATTTACTGCTATGCAAAACGGGGCAAGTTTAGGCGAAGCATTTGGTAATATGTTTAAGCAAGTTGCTATTGATATTGCAAAGGCAGCAGTACAAGCAGCAATCTTCCAGGGTATTTTGATGGCGTTCGGGGGCGGTGGAGGATTATCGTTCGGGCAAGGATTCTTAGGTGGATTTAAGAAACTTCTCGGCTTCTCACAAGGCGGCACCGTATCCGGCCCACAATCCGGCTATCCTGTAATGCTACACGGCACAGAGCATATTGTACGCCCCGACCAAATGAAACAAATTATTGCATCGGCATCGCAGATGGGGGGTACTGGTGCAAGTAAGGTTATAGTTGAGGGCAGAATACAGGGGCAGGATATTTGGTTGAGTCAGCAAAGAACAAACACGTTCAGAGGTTTAACAAACTAAAATGGCATACGGCAAGAAATACATATTTTCAGCTATCAGCAAATCAGGGTTAACCTACACGGCTGAAATGTGGGAAAACGGCTACACAGGGCCGGAGTACAATGTAAACTCCGGTATGAGTCCGTTTGTGCTAACCTGCGCAGGTTCTGGTGATGACCCATTTCAACCGATACTGCCGACTATATTTAACATCCGGGCAGACTTCACCGATTTTACAGGGCCTTACCCGGATTTAGTTTCTACGGATGACCGCAAGTATTACGTTCGGTTTGTTGCCAATAATGGAACGTACTTTATATGGCAGGGGTTTGTATTAATGGATAGTATAGCCATACAATTTACAACTGGCAGAAACTTTGTTGATATAATTTGTGTGGATGGATTAGGGTTGCTCAAAACCGTACCATATCAACCTTCATCCGCAACAATAAACACATCCGAATCGCTACTGCAAATTATCCGCAACTGCTTACTTAATATTGCCTATCCGGTTACAATCTATATCAATTCGGCTATAAATTATTATGCTACCGCCCATAGTACGGCTGAATCTTATATCCGCAAAACTCACATATTCCCAACTACTTGGACTAACAATGATTATACGTTCAAAAGTTGTTACGATGTGTTACAGGATATTTGTGTGGCACATGGAGCGCAACTATATCAGTCGGGTGGTGAGTGGTGGATTACCTCGGTAAACGAAAGGGCATCCGATACGCTGCGTGTATTTCGTACCGATAGCACAAGCGCAACCGATACCTTGAGTACGGTTAACATTAACAGAAGAATTACCCCATACCTAAGTGATGTTAGTACACCTTATTACTTTATTGATAATAGCCAAACTAAAGTAATCAAAAAGGGCTTTACATCGCTTGAGGTTATATCTGATTTAAACTATGCACAAAACACGGTTGATAACGGCAATATGTTTTTGCTTGACTACGGTACTGGCATACCCACTAATTGGAGTAGGTCGCTTGGAAGCGGTGGTACTTTTACAATGACTACGGTTGATGGAATCTATGGAGCGCAAATTACATCCGGTACTACTAACACTACGCTAAACGCTTTATCCTGTGGGGTTGTTAACGAGGGAGATATTATTACAATAGAGTATCAAACTAAATGCAATGTAATTGGCAATTTAGGTGTAGAAATAAAGATTACATCAGGAATGTCAACCACCAACTATGCAAAACTAATATCAGGTGCAGGGGCGTGGGGTGCAACTCAATACTATGATGATGAGATAACAAATACAACCTTTCAGACTCGAACAATAACAACACTACCTGCACCAGCTACAGGCAATCTAACTATATCTTTTCGGGCTTTATCATCAGGAATAACATCCGTATTTATTGCTAATCTAAAAAAGACAGGTTCATCTACGTTAGCAAAAAAGCAAACTTTATACAATCAGACATCTAATAACCTTTATAAGAAGTCTATTAACTCGCCCATTGGCGGGCCATTCCCATCAACAAACGTATCGCAAATACAATCTATTTTATCCGTTTCAGATAATGCACTTGTAACATTTTCTCGGTTTTCCGGCGGGCCTTCTTACGCCAATTTGACTGCGTTATTATTTAGCCAATTGTATAATATTTACGGAAAAGCAAATATTAACCTACAATTAACGCAATACAATTTATTCACCGGATCAAAAGTAATCGGGTTGGTTGATAACTTTGGAGTCGAAGACCCAACATCCGTAATTAGCATAAATACTGCAAGGTTTACGTATAGCAGTTGCACATTAGATTACGTTAACAACACAATATCCGGTACTGCATTAGAGGTATCTAATACTAATTTGCCGTACACATTAGTAAGTTCAATACCGCCAACACCGCCAACACCCTGCTTTAATTGGTACAATAATTCAGCAGCCAACTGGTTAGGCGATTACGTTGCATGTGATGGAACTTCTTACCCGGCTGCAACATTAAC